TAACTACTGGAAAACGACGTTATGCAATGTATGTTACTAACAAGGAAGGTGTTAATGTTGAAGAACTAGACATGAAAGGACTTGAATTGATGAAGTCCAACATGAACAAACTGTTTAAAAAGTTTGGTGAAAACTTAATTAAGGATGTATTGTTTGGTAAACCTAAAAACCAAATAGATGATTCAATTGTTGATTTTTATAAGTCATTAAAAACAATGGATCCTAGAGCATTAGGCAAACCTACAGGAGTAAAACAGATATCAGCATATCATATACCTGCTAGAACAGGAGATATGTTTAGTTCATTCAGACTAAAAGCACCTGCCAATACAAAAGCAGCAGTACGATACAATGACTTACTTAAGTTTAAGCGTTTGGATAAAAAATATGAATCCATTATTGAAGGTGATAAGTTGTTTATTATTAACTTAAAACAAAATCCTTATAACTTAGAAACAATTGGATTACCAAATGCTCAAGTACCTCCTGAAATTGAGGAATTTGTTAAAACATATATTGATGTTGAAGAGATATTTCAATCGTTATTAGGTAATAAGTTAAAAAACTTATACCTTGATCTTAAGTGGGAGTTTCCAACTCTTAATCCTAATGTTAAGAAATTCTTCGCTTTTTAAAAAAAATATATATTTATAATAAAACATTCAGTAAAATGAAAAAATCAGAATTACGTCAAATTATTCAAGAAGAAATTGCAAAATTTCCAACACCTACACAAACCACACCCACTGATGTTAAAAGACTAGAAAAAACAATAGGTACATCTACAATAAAAGCAGCGTCTTTAGCTATTAATGATAGAAATGAGCTTAAAAAAGCAATACCTAGTATTACTAAAAGTTGGGGTCCTATGCTTCAACCAAATAAAATAACACTTTCAAGTATGTTAGCTGATATTAAAGCTGGTTTAGTTGCTGCTGGATATAAATAAGATGATTAAATTAGTAGATATACTAAAAGAAATTTATATTGATGAAGGAATTGTAAAGGTTCCTCAGGAAATACTTAATAAAAGTAAAGAAGCTTTTAACTATATCAAATCTAATTTAGAAGATTTAAGAAAAAAATCACCTAAAAATTATGATCAACCTTACATTGATTCTAAATTTAAGGATTATTTTAAATTTAGAGATCTTAAAAATCAAGATTTAATTGTTAGTATAGGTTTTTATAATGACCCTGAAGACGTAGGAGCAGGAAGAATGGACACATATAGGGACATTCTTTTAATTAATTTAGCTTATTTTAATATAGATGATTTAGAAGAGTTTGAAGATACAATAGAACATGAATTAGTTCATGCTATGGATCCTAAAGTTAGAGATAAAAAATTATTTGGAGTATTATATGCTAGAAAAGGAGCAGAACCCAGTGGAAGTAAATTTAACCGCTCTTTAGATAAATCCAATCCAGGAACAGTTAAATCAGAATTTGAAAAAAATTACGAAAAATACTTAAAATCACCTTGGGAATTTGATTCATTTACTGCTCCTTTAGTTAATAAACTTTCAACTAATATAAAACGATCCCCAGAATATAGAGATGTTTTATTAAAATTATTATCTGATGTAAAAACTCAAGATATTAATTCATTAATTGATAAAGATGAGTATGAAAAAATGCCTTGGTTTTTTTCTAAAAAAGAATGGACATCTGAAAATTATCCAAGCATAAAACAGGAATATTTATCTGAACTATATAAAATAAAAACTTGGTCAACTAAACCAACATTATACAAACGTTTTTTATCAAGATTAGGTAAAGAATTAATTTAAAAAGCTTGACTTTTTAAGCTTTTTTTCTTATATTTAGTTAAAATCAAAGTTATGATATCAAAAATAAAGTTACAATCAGTTATCAACAAGTACTACCTAAACGGACTTATTGAAGCCGTTAAATGGGAAATCACAGACAATAAACTTACCATTCGTTATACCTCACCAAATAAAGAAATGTTGGGTGAGCTAACTTATGACAACATTAACCTACTAGACTCGACAGTAGGTATTAGTAACACTAGCCAATTACTTAAACTACTCAGTATCACTAGTGGAGATGTTTTATTGGACTATGTTAAAAATGGTAAAGTGTTTTCTAAACTTATCATTTCAGATAGTCAATTCACAGTCAACTATACATTAGCAGATACTTTAACAATTCCTAAAACAGGTACTTATACAGGTCCTGAAGAATACAATTTGGAAGCAAGTATGGATTCTGATTCTATAAGTGCTCTAATTAAAGCAAAATCTGCTTTGCCAGAAAGTACTACAGTAGTGCTTAAACCATTCAAAAGTCTAGATGATGAATTCCAGATTGACTTTATGTTTGGTGGTGATGTTGAGTATGCAAATAAAGTATCTTATTATTTACCTAATGTTAAACAAAAAGATGCTCCATCTGATTTTGAAATTGGTTTTAGTTCAGATGTATTAAAAGAAATCTTAAGTGCCAATAAAGAAGCTAGTAAAGCAAAAATATTTATTAACCTAGAAGGCTTAATGAAGTTAGAGTTTTATGAAGACGATACTAAAAGTACTTACTATATTGTTAAAAAAGATATCTAATGTTTACCATAACAAAACAAATCGTAGAATGGGATGGTAGTCTGTATTGGGTTAAAAGACAAATTAAAGAAGAAAGCATCCAATCAGATCTAATCCATGAGTATAAAGATTATATAGGGGCAGATACTGTCTTAAAGAAAAATGGATATTTGTTTTATGTATTTAAAGTAGATGAAGCTGAGGTAGTAAAGCTTGATCAAGTAAATTAAGTTTAGTATATTTATCATAGTAAATAAAGTTATAAACCAAAAAAGTTATATGTTAAAAGCAGTTTTTAATACCGTGGTTGTAAAACCTCAAGAAGAGGAAGAAATCACATACGGCTCAATTGTCGTACCCGATCTAGGAAAAGAAAAAGGATTACGTGGAACTATTGTATCTGTTGGACCTGGTTACTATTCAGCCACAGGAACATTTGTTAAAACCACTCTTGAAGTAGGTCAAAAAGTTATTTTACCTCCAATCGGTCCTGTCAAAGTAGAAGAAGATGGACAAGAATATTGGAGCATCGCGGAAAATCAAGTTATAGCAATCATTGAATAAAATTTATGAACAAAATTGTAGAAATCGGACCAAACGCCCGTAAGAAAATCTTATCAGGCATTAACAAATTAGCTGACGCAGTTACATCCACTTTAGGACCAAACGGTAGAAACGTTATTTATACTGAATTTGGTGAAGTAAGATCAACAAAAGATGGTGTTACTGTAGCAAAACAAATCTCAAATCTTGAAGAACCACTTGAGGAACTTGGTGTTCAAATGATTAAACAAGCCTCAATTAAAACAGCAAACAATGCAGGTGATGGTACAACCACATCTACACTTTTAGCTCAACAAATGATTAATGAAGGTATTTCATACCTGGATAAAGGAAGTAATGCTGTAGAGATTAAGCGTGGTATTGATGCTGCTGTAAAAGAAGTAGTAACATGTTTACGTAAAGAAATTACTCAAGACATTTCATCTGCAAATCAGTTAGAACAAGTAGCAACCATTTCAGCCAACAACGATCCATCAGTAGGAAATCTTATTGCCACAGCAATGGAAAAAGTAGGTCGTGAGGGTGTTGTTACAATTGAAGAATCTAAAACAGGTGAAACATATCTTGAAACAGTAGAAGGTATGCAGTTTGACAGAGGATATAAGTCACATTATTTTGTTACAAACAACAACGACATGACTTGTACTTTAGAAGAACCACTTATCCTTATTGCCGATAAAAAACTTACTCAAGTAAAAGATTTGTTACCACTGTTAGAAGGTGTTTCAACAAACAATAAATCACTTCTTATCATTGCTGAAGATATTGATGGTGAAGCTTTATCTACACTTATTGTAAACAAAATTCGTGGTACAATTAAAGTGTGTGCTGTTAAAGCTCCTGACTTTGGAGATCGTAGAAAACTCTTACTTGAAGACATTGCCACTATGACTGGTGGTCAAGTTTTCAGTTCTGAAAAAGGAATGAAATTTGATAAATTTAGTTGGGAATGGTTTGGTAAAGCACGTTTGGTTACTGTAACTAAAGATCAAACAACAATTGTTGATGGTAAAGGTGATCAAACACGAATCGAATCACGCATCGAAGAACTTCAAGCTCAAATTGAAAAATCAGTTACACCATATGAAAAAGAAAAACTACAAGAACGTTTAGCAAAATTCATTGGTGGTGTAGCAATTATTCACGTAGGTGGTAATTCAGAACTTGAAATGAAGGAAACTAAGGATCGAGTTGATGATGCATTACACGCTACAAAAGCTGCCATTGAGGAAGGTATTGTACCAGGTGGTGGTTCAGCACTCTTATATGCTAGAGAAGCTATCACTCAAAACAGAAGTGAGTTAGACTCAGATATGTATATAGGTAAAAGAATTGTTTACAAGGCATGCGCATCACCATTTATGAAAATTTTAGCTAACGCTGGATACTCAGAAAGCGAGTGTTACAATTTGATTAACAAAATGGGAGAAACTGATAACTGGTCTGGTTACAATTTGAAAACAGAAGCATTTGTTAACATGAAAGAAGCAGGTATTATTGATCCTACTAAAGTAACTCGTAACGCAATCGAGAACGCGGCTTCAATTGCAGGTACGTTCTTGTTAACAGAAGCAGCAGTTATTGAAACAAACAAAGATAAAAAAGACAACAATAACGAAATGGCAGGAATGCCTGGAATGTTCTAAAAATGAGAGGCGCAATAAATCTTTTAGGGAAAAAACTTGAAATAGATGAAACCCAATATGAAATCACAGATATTAATTTTATCCCAAACTCAAATATGTTCTATGTTGAGTTAGAAAGTAATGATGGTTTATTAAATATATCCCTAAAAGATTTATCTCCTCATATTCATGAACAAATAAATTTAAAAAATGGCAATAGTAGAAAAAAATATATTAATAGCTAATCGAGTTAAAGGTAAAGGTGATACTTGGAATTTAGTTAACGATACTAATCCTGTAACTGAGTATACTTCATTAACTGAAGCTTTAGAAGCACACTTCCAGCAAACTAAAAAACCTTGTGATTTTAGGTTATCTCCTATGAAAGGTGAGTTGTATGCAATTGTAAATGAAGAAGATACTACTCCACCTAAGAAATTTAATTTATATGGGGATTATTAATTTGGTTTACTAAAAAAGGTTATATATATTAAAATAAAAGTTATGGCAAAAAGGTTACATACAATTCTAAATGAAAAATATCGTCCTGACACTTTAGAAGGATATATTTGCAAAGATGAAATCAAAACTAAATTTCAGGAATTCATTGATAAACAAGATATTCCTCATCTTCTATTTGCTGGTAAACCAGGTGCTGGTAAAACCACAATCGCTAAAATATTAGTTAAAAATATTGACTGTGACTACTTATACATTAACGCCACTGATGAACGATCAATGGATGTTATGAGAGATAAAGTAGGTTCATTTGCTGCTGCTGGTTCATTCAAACCACTTAAAATTGTGATATTAGATGAGGCAACTCATATTTTACAAGCATCACAAGTGGTATTGTTAAACATGATGGAAACATATAGTTTAACAACTCGTTTTATTTTAACAGGTAACTACCCAGAACGACTAATTGAACCACTTAGAAGTCGTTGTCAAGAATTTGATTTATCACCTCCAACTAAAAAAGTAGTGGCTCAACATATTGACGATATCTTAACTAAAGAAGATATTGAACATACAATTGAAGATGTAGTTACTATTGTTAAACGATTCTATCCTGACTTTAGAAAAATCATTAACAACTGTCAAAAATATACTGTTGACAACAAATTAGTACTTGATAATTCAATCAATACAACTGATGACTACCAGACAAAAGTTATTGATGAATTAAAAAAACCATCAAGCAAATCATTTAACAACATTAGACAACTTATCGCAAATTCTGAGGTAGATGACTTTGAAGGTTTATATAGAGTTTTATATGATCGATTAAACGAATATGCTAATGGGAATGAGGGTGCGGTTATATGTTACTTAGAGGAATATATGTACCACTCAACATTTCGTTTAGATAAGGAAATCAATGTAATGGCGTGTATAAGTAAAATTTTAGAAACAATTAAATAATATGAGCAAAGAACAACTACAAATGAATGTAGACATTACTCAGTCTACTCCTATGAAATCAGCAGACGGAAACCAAGTGTTCCAAGAGGCTGTAGTACTACGTAAAATCAGTAAATTCTTAACTGGCACAAGTGAAGACGCAGTCATTCCAATTCCTGTGTTTATTGATGTTAAGACGGGAAAAATCTTAACTGAGATGCTTCCTAAAGAACTAAGAACAGAATATGAAGAATACAACAAAGCAATTTAATATTTTTGATTTCATTAAGGCTATCATTGATACAAAGCCTAATTGGAATACATTTACTCCTGAACAGCAAAAACTGTTTAATGGTTACATGGTTAATAAATTTCTAAGTATGAATCCTAAGTACATAGAAATTGTTAACTATGTACAGGGGTTAAATATTAAGGATAGTAAGAAAATGTATGAAGTATATTGTTGGATGATTCCACAATCTAAAAACACTTATTCACCTTACATTAAGTCTACTAATAAAAAAGCATCACCTGAAGTGCTAAAGTATGTTGCTGAGCATTTTGAATGTTCTACTGCTGAGGCAGAAGAATATATTCAACTAACTGATAAAGCATGGTTAGAAAATATTTTGGTTACTAAGGGAGTTGATGAAAAGGAAATTAAAAAACTAGTGAAATGAAAATAGAATACACTGACTACACTCCAGACTCAATCGTTCAAACAGTTATTGAGAATTTTGTTAAGCGAGCTGAGATGGGTGAGAAAAAATATGGTGTTACCTTAGATCGAGAAGATCTTACAATTGAAGATTTTATTGAACACGCTCTTCAAGAACATATGGATGCGATTCTTTATCTTCAAAAAGTAAAAACAATGCTTGAAAAACAAAAGAATGGGTAAAATACCTTCCATTATCAAAAAGATAAAAGATTTCAAACCGCAAGAAATCAACTACGCTTTTCAAAAGAGTATATCTTATTCTCAGTTATCCATGTACTTGTCTTGTCCTAAAAAATGGGCTTTACAATACAGGGACGGACATAAGATATATGCTCCTTCAATTAACATGACTTTTGGAACCTCAATTCATGAGACAGTTCAAAAGTATCTTCATACCATGTATGAGGAAAGTGGAGCCTCAGCTGATAGAATTGATATAGAAGAGTTGTTTGAAGAACGCTTTAGAGAAAATTACGCTAAAGAATATAAGAACAACAAGAACATCCACTTCAGTAGTTCTGATGAAATGAGAGAGTTTTTTGATGATGGAATGAACATTCTAGACTTTATCAAGAAAAAACGAGGTGAATACTTTAGTGTGAGGGGTTGGCACTTGGTAGGAATTGAAATACCTATTGTGATGCCTCCTGACCCTAGATACCCTAACATCTTATACAACGGGTTTATTGACCTTGTTTTATACAATGAGAACACAGAGGAATTTATCATTTATGATATAAAAACAAGTGCTCGAGGATGGGGTGATAAGGAAAAGAAAGATGAAATTAAGCAATTCCAAATCCTACTCTACAAACATTACTTTAGTGAACAGTTTGGAGTTCCAATTGAAAACATTGATGTAAAGTTCTTTATCCTAAAACGTAAAATATGGGAACAAAGTGAGTTTCCTCAAAAACGTATCCAAGAATTTACTCCAGCTAATGGTAAAACTAAAGTTAAAAAAGCTAAAACTGCATTAACTGAATTCATAGAGAATGTGTTTAATATGGATGGAACATTTAAAACTACTGAACATACTGCTCAACCAGATAAGAGTACTTGTAGGTATTGTCCATTTAAAGATAGGAAGGATTTATGTAATGAGGCCGTCTCTTGATATCCGTATATATTTATATACGATATAAAAATTAATGTTATGCCAATAAATGAACAACTCACCTCAGTAAAAGTCGATAAAGAACTATTCGACGTCTTCAAATTAGAGTGTGTTAAGCGTAAATTTAGTCTAAATAAGCTTGTCAATCGAGCAATGGATTTATACCTTAATGATGAAGATTTTAGAAAACAAGTTACCAATTATTCAAATTTAAAAGATTAAAAGTTTTATGAATTCAAGTTTTGCTTACTTACCTCAAAATGAGAGGAAGAAAATCCTATTAATTTGTGATGACATTCGAGTACATTCAGGAGTAGCAACTGTTGCTCGTGAGATTGTTCTTAATACCGCTCAACATTTTAACTGGGTACAAGTTGCTGGAGCCATTAATCACCCAGACAAAGGAAAAAAATTAGACTTATCACCTGACACCAATGTTAACACTGGTTTAACAGACACTTCTGTTATGATGTATCCTGTAGATGGATATGGTGATCCAAATTTAATTCGTCAATTAATCAGAATTGAAAAACCAGATGCTATCTTTTTGATCACTGATCCAAGATACTTCATGTGGTTGTTTCAAATTGAAAATGAAATTAGAAGAAAAATTCCTATTGTTTATTTGAACATTTGGGATGACTATCCAGCACCAATGTACAACAGACCATTCTATGAGGCGTGTGATGCGTTGTTAGGAATTTCTAAACAAACCGTTAACATCAATAAGTTAGTGTTAGGAAATAAAGCCAAAAATAAACTTATTGAATATGTACCTCATGGTCTAAACCATGACTTATTTAAACCTATTGCTAAAGATTCTCCTGAATATCCTGAGTTTGAAAAATTCAAACAACAAGTATTTAAAGGAAAAGAATATGACTTTGTATTGTTCTTTAACTCAAGAAACATTCGTCGTAAACAAATTCCAGACACGCTTTTAGCGTATAAGTATTTTGTTGATACATTACCTGAAGAAAAAGCAAAACGTTGCGCTTTCTTACTTCACACAGATGTTGTTGATGACAATGGAACAGATTTAGCAGCAGTAAAAGAATATTTCTTTGAAGACGAAAAATACAACATCATTTTTGTACCTGAAAAACTAAGTCCAGTTCAAATGAATTGGTTGTATAATATGACTGATTCTCAGATCTTATTAACAAGTAATGAAGGTTGGGGATTAGCACTTACCGAAGCAATTTTAGTAGGAAATCCAATTATCGCAAACGTAACTGGTGGAATGCAAGATCAGATGCGTTTTGTTAAAAATGGTAAATGGGTAGATTTTGATGCTGAGTTTCCTTCAA